TCCCACATTTGTTCCAGTAACAGTCATTCCTGCTTTTATAATAGGCAATGCATCACTTGCTTCATGATATATATCTAAACCTTCACTTGTTTTTGGTTCTGTTTCAAATATAGCAGGATTATCAGAACTTATTTTTTCATCATCTATTTTTACATTTTTTCTTATTAAAGATATTTTATTTATTCTACCAAACTGTTCTGAGCTAACTACATTTTTATTAAATACATCATCATATAATTGACCTGTTTCATGATTTTTTATAAAAACTTTATAAAGCCTTCTTTTACCACTAATTAATCTTTTTTTGTAAAATTCACTAGATCTAAATTCTGAAGTAACACTACTACCAGTTACTTCATAAACTTGACCTTTTTCACCATTTTCATTACTAAAACGAATTAAAGCACCAGGTTTTGTTATTTCTGTTATAAAAGAACTAACATTTATAGTTAAATCATCTTCTAAAGCATTAACTTTATTAATATCAATACCAGCATAATAAAATTTAAAAAATCTTGAACCTGTATCTGGATGAGATTCTGAAAATGTTGTTGTAGCTACTCCATTTATTATACTAACTGGTGAAAACTCATCTTCAAAAGTATCACCCCAAGCTAAGTCTTGTTTTGGTTTTTCTTCACCTAATTCACTATCTGAAAAATCATTAGGTATATTTAAAAATATTTTTTCACTTCTAAACTCTTCATATGAAGATGTTATTGAAGGAAATGCTTCTATTATGTTTTTGTCTAATACAAAATCTCTATTAATTTTTACAAAAAATCTACCAAAAAATTCTGCTTTTGGCTTTATTTCTTTAGAAAATATTGCTATTTGTATTTCTGAGTTTTCAGATACTAAAGTTGAACTAAATACTCTAGAATCTGTTTCATCTAAAGGTTTAACTAATTCTACTTCATAAGTGTTACCATCACTAGATAATCCTCCATTTAATATTTCATATTTTCTAGAAATCTTTGCTGGTGCAGCTAAAAATGTTAAATCAACATTATCAGCTATTGATTGTCTAGAACTAAGCACTAAACTTGTTTGAGATACTACTTCTTTAACTGTAACATCCCCTGATATACCTGTACCGGTAACAGTATCACCTACTCTTATCGTACCTACATTATTATCTACTACTAATTCTAATTTATTTGCTATTAATCCATTAACTTTTGCTGTTGGGTT